AGAACAACGTTCCGATAGTATAACACAAGACGCTAGATATAGTTTCTATGTGGCTTTTGGAATATTACCTGACGATCAGAGAGCGATGGAGTCATATTTCAATTCTATTGATATCACTGATGAAATCGTAGAGGCTGTGGGATGTGTTGGGGATTTGTCTATAGACGTTCCCATCTTTGGCGAACCGGAGGAGGAGAGATAGGTGTGAGAAGGATGGCGAGGCAGTTGAAGCAATGGGTGAGTATAGCTAGCCCAACTGCCGACATTTGATGAGAGGCGGGATCGTGCCCGCGGTTACCCATGTCATTATAGATGGGGTTCGGGCTGGCGTGAGTCAGCCCGAATAAAGCAACCCAAACTTTATAACAACGACAATGACTAACGGAAATCGAAAAAGAAATCTATTAACACCAGCAATGGTGAAAAGAGCTAATAACCAGCGCAAGCAAAACTTGTTAACGCCACAAGCGGTACAACAAGCTAATGCTGCGGCTGCTCGAAGAAACTCTGCACAGAACCGGCAATATTCTGTACCTGCTGCTGTAGGTATGCAGTCTGTTACCGGACCGGAGGGTGGATTCGAAATTGATCATGTTTGTTCCGTAAATGGAACGAATAGTGCATCCCCCACAATTACTACTTATCAGGTAAATCCTGGTTTGTCTGACATTTTTCCTGTTTTGTATCAAAAGGCTAATATGTATGAACAGTACCGCATTCGTGAGGTTCAGTTCTGTTATTATCCTACATGTGCCACTTCAACACCAGGTTCTGTGATTCTCAGTCCAGAATATGATGTGAATGACACACCTCCTACCACTTTGGTGGAGATTCGAAACACTTCAGGAACGATAGAGAATTCTCCTTGGGTAGGCTCCACTTTAAAACTGGATCCAACCAGGGTACACACTACTGGACGACGAAAGCTTGTACGTGATGGCGTTGTAGCCACTACAAGACAAGACTACGACATGTGCAACCTGTCACTTGCAACCGTTAATAACGGCACTACAAGTGAAATTGGTTTGTTGAAAGTCAAATACAAAATTGACTTTTTCATCCGCCAGCGTAGTATCGATACAGTTGTATCCTCGAGAACATCTTCATTCAATTTGTCTGCTGACCAAACTCTAACTACTGCGACACCAGCTACTATTGTGTTCAATGAGGCTTTAGGCAGCAATGCTTTGGGCATCACCAACTCATCTGGCGTATTCACCCTTCCAAAAGGTGCTTACAAAATTTCAGTTGATGCTGTTTACTGGGATTCTGCTAACGAAGAATTCACAGTGGCTCATAGAGCATACAAGAATGGTGCTGCAACATCACCTCCCCAATTGATGCAATCCCGCTCAGCGGGCACTGCTTCAGGGCCAATCGCTCCAATCTCACAAACAGCTTACATCACTAGTGATGGAACTGATACTTTTGAGGTTAAGTCTACATTGACTGGTGCGGCTGGTACTCTCAAGGCAATGGGTGACAACACTCGTGTCTTGTTTGAGGTGATTTAGGTTTGTAAAGGGTAAGTGGAGAGCTCATAGATACTGTTCGGAGAAGATTCAAAGCGCTGAGGCGACTCTCGTGAGGAACGAGCGATGAGATACGGAAGAGAATAACACAAAAACAAAATAAAAATTTCAATTTCTAAAGTGTATGTGATGAATGTAGGCCTATTAGTGTAAGGTGGAATGGTAAAACCACCCGTAGGGAGCACTATTATGGAAAAGACCCGTTGAAATTCGTTAATATTGGTAGATTCACACATTGCTATACATATTCTTGCATATCATCTATATTTGTATTTTAACCTCTTGGTGAACTTGGTTCTAGCCCGTGCGATGTCAGCCTCCAAACTGATAGTGCACCGGAGTGTTCCGATCAAGTTCGTGAGCAAGGAACTTCACACTGTGTAAAATAATAGGCTTCGGCCGGGCGACAGTGTTAAAACTTAC